ATCACTTTGTCAACAACCTTGACGAAGCTATGAATCATTATGATGTACGTTCTATTTATGCTAAAGAGGCTGGTATTATACTTGGTACTCAATGGGATAAGAATGTACTTCAAGAAGGTGTGTTAGGAGCACGTTCCTCCACACTCGTAACGAGTGGTAACGGTGGAGCTGTACTTACTAACTCCTCTTATGGAACTTCCGGTTCTACTTTGGGTGGTGGCTTGTTTGATGCTGCTGAAGAATTAGATGAAAAGAATGTTCCTGAAAATGATAGATATATGTATGTACGCCCTGCCCAGTATTACTTAATGGCAGAAACGACTGACCTGATCAACCGCGATTGGGGTGGAAGAGGAGTATATGCAGAAGGTGAAGTTATGAAGATCGCTGGTATTCATCTTGTGAAAACTAACAATCTTCCTATTACTACTGTCAGTGATTCTACTGGAGTCACAACTCATGAAGGTAACTTCTCTACGACTAAGGCATTAGTTATGCACAAGTCAGCAGTAGCTACCGTGAAGTTGTTGAATCTGGCAGTTGAAACTGAATACGACATTAGACTTCAAGGCTGGTGGATTGTGGCTAAGTACGCTATGGGTCATAGTTTCATTCGTCCTGAGTGTTGTGTTGAACTTAAAACCTCTTAAGGAAAGGATATTATACTATGACTGATATTGCTAATATCCAATCCCTAGCGGTTGCTGCTAATACTGTTACCAACGTAACATTAGTTCAGCCTTATGCTGATAACACTACTGTTGGTACAGGTTTTGAAACAATCTGTAATACCAATGCCGATCAGGTTCTTCCTGTTATTGCTGGAGCAGATATAGATATTGTATCTGCATCTACTGATGATGATGGTTCTCCTGCTGGTACAGGTGCTCAGACTGTTAGAGTAACGTACTTAGATGATGATTTTAATCAGGCTTATCAAGACGTTACTATGGATGGTACGACTGAAGTTGAGTTGACTGAGCAGAATATTTCCTTTGTTCAGAAAGCTGAAATTATTGCTTCTGGTACTGGACTTGCTGCTGCTGGTGCGATCACTATTGCTGATGTAACTGGTGGTGGAGTACACGCTGTCATTGATGCAGGTTCTAAAGAGTCAGGTAACTGTACTTGGAAGATTCCTGCTGGACATTCTGGTTATGTTCATGGCTTCTGGTATGATGTAGATGCTGTCGCTGCTGGTGCTGGTACTGCTGAGATTGCTTTACAAGTAGCACACGCTGAGTCTTCTGGAGTTGCTAATTCAGAGACATGGCGTACTGTTGCTAAAGTAACCGTAGTAGAAGGTGACAATGATGTGGTTGCTGCTACTGGTGGTAATCAGAATAATACAGGTTCATTCTCCTTTCCAGGAAATGTCCCTTTTGTTGTTCCTGCTAAAGCTATGGTACGTTTAGCTGCTAAAGCTCCTGCTGCTGTAGCCGTTACTGCTGGATTCAGTATGTCTGTACAAGGTTCTGGTGGTGGAACTACCGTAACCTCAAGTTAACCTTTTGAGGGGTCTAAGGTAATACTTAGGCTCCTCATTTTTTTTACATTTTGGAGATACAATGACTGATACAAGTAGAACCGTAAGCGACTTAGTTACTAACTTGTTTCAAAACAGTCAGGCTGCTGGTTCTATTACTCCTCAGGACTTGCGTGACTTCATTGAAACAACTCAAACAAAACAAGGAAGTATGTATGTATCAACTCCTGGTAGTACTACAATTGCTGGAGCTGGAACATATGTAGAAGGAACTGCTGGAACATGGACTCTTAGTACAGCTCCTACTGCAAATGAATTTGATGAAAATACAGACGGCAGACTAAGATATACAGGTACTCCTACAATTAACTGTTTATTTTTAGCCTCAGCTTCTTTAGAAATTGATACCTCTGCTGTCGATAAAGAATTTGGATTAGCTATACATAAAAACGGAACCTTAATTACAGGTACTAAAATAGTAGGATTCTCTCCTGCTACTACAGTTAACTCAGTTAACCTTGTTACATTTGGATATGCTTCTATGGCTACTAATGATTATGTTTCTATTTTTGTAGCTAATATAGACAGTACAGATAATTTAACTATTAGAACTGCTCAAGTTATGGGTATGGGATTGGTAACTTAAAATGTCACACTTTACTACAGTTCCTGTTAATGAACTAGAAGCTGTTAATATGCTACTAGCTGCCGTAGGTGAAGCAGCAGTTTCAAGTTTGGAAACAGCAACCACCGTAGATGTAACACAAGCTAAGAATTTAATATCTAATATCAATAGAGAAGTACAGCAGAAAGGCTGGCACTTTAATACTGAATGGGATGTAGTATTAACCCTTGATTCTGATAGTAGAATTCCACTTGGAACTACAGTTCTATCTATTTATTCTCCTACTAAGATGACTACAATTAGAGGAAGAGAAGGATCTCCTTTTCTTTATGATTTAAATAATAATACCTTTACTTGGACTACTTCTGTAAATGATGCTGTTACAATTACACTGTTAGATTTTGAAGATATACCTCAAACTGCTAGGCAGTACATTACAACTAAAGCTGCTAGGATTTTCCAAGAAGAAATTATTGGGCAAGTCTCAGCCGAAGCAGTAAACAGACAAGAAGAAGTAGAAGCTTATGCAGATTTATTAGATGATGAAGGAGAGCGTTCTGGATATAATGTTGGGTATGGTACAAGAGATATGTATAATACCACCAAGCTCTATAGGAAAACATGGTAAATGCCACTAATAACAGAACAAATAAGCAACTTAATTAATGGAGTTTCACAACAGCCCCCTTCATTAAGGCTGGCTTCCCAATGTGAAACCCAAGAAAATGGCTTAATTACCATAGCAGAAGGGTTAAAGAAAAGACCTCCTTTAGAATTTGTAGCTAAACTAAGTAATAAAACTGATACTGATGCTAATATACATTTTATTAATCGTGATGAAACTGAGCAATATGTTATCAGCATCACCTCAGATCAATTCAGTACCGATTTTAGCTCTGATTTCTCAGGATCTGAAATGGAGGTATGGGATTTAGATGGGACATCTAAGAGCGTCTCAGGAGCTACAGGAGATGTATTAACTTACATCACTACAGTTGATGCTAGAGATAATATTAAATTATTTACCGTAGCTGACTATACATTTATCTTAAACAAAACTGTAGCTACTGCCAAATCAACAACTACAGGAGATGAAAGAGATCCTGAAGGTATTATATTTCTTAAACAGGCTACGAGTGCTACTGATTTTCTAGTCTATGTAGATGGTACTTTAAGGTCTACAATTAATGCTAGTAATGATGCTGGTACTCAAATAACAGATTGTTTTAATGAGTTAACAACTAATATTGGAACTACATTTAATGTTACCAAGTTTGGTAGTTCAAATGTTCATATAACTAAAAAAGATGGTAGTGATTTTACCCTTCATGTAGAAGCTCCAGAAGGAAACTGTATAGCTGTTAAGGAAAGTGTAGTAGATTTTACGGATCTTCCCTCAAGAACTAAAGATGGTATGATTGTAAAAATTACCGGAGATCCTAGTTCTGGAACTGATGATTACTGGATTAAACATAATAACCAAGCTGATCAAGATGTAGGTGAATGGGTAGAAACTGTAGAGCCAGGATTGGCTAATACTATAGATGGCAGTACCATGCCTATCCAGTTTATTAGAACCTCTGAAGATCCTTGGGATGATGCTTTTGGTGCTGACTTTGGAGAAACTGTATTCTCCTTATCTCAAGTCACATGGACCGATAGAAAAGCTGGAGATACTACAACAGCTCCAGACCCTAGTTTTGTTACAGAAAAACTAAATGATTTATTTTTCCATAAGAACCGTTTAGGTTTCTTAGCAGGAGAAAATATTATACTCTCTGAATTAGGAGAGTTCTTTAATTTCTATAATACTACGGCTACTGATCTTTTAGATACCGATATGATTGACTTGGCATCTCCAAGTAATCAAGTTAGTATCCTGAATCACGGTATAGCTTTCAATGAAGAACTCTATCTTTTCAGTGACTTTGCTCAGTTCAAGTTATCTCAGTTTGCTGCTGGTGGACTCACACCTACCAATGCCAAGCTATCTCTTTTAACTGAGTATGAAACTGACAAGCTTATTAAACCTGTATTAAATGGTAGGAAACTTTATTTTGCTACTAATACCAGTGGGTTCTCAGTTGTCAGGGAATTTGGTACGATTGAAGATCTACAGGAAGAGACGGCAGAAGACATTACTTCTCATATTCCTAGTTATATTAAAGGTAGATTATTTGATTTAAGTCCTCATCGAGATACTCTCTTTGCTTTGTCTGATGAGAATTTAAATGAAGTTTTTATGTATAAAATGCTCTTTGAAAGAGGAGTAAAGAAATTAAGCTCATGGTCTAAATGGAAGTTTAAAGATGAAGAACAAGTAATAGGTATAAGAGTTATAGAAAATGTAGCTTATTTTATTATAGTAAGACCTGATGGTACTTACCTAGATAAGATGAATTTACAAGATGCTAAACTTGTAAACCTAACTGAAAGTTCTACTCAGCTTTCCTTTAAGCCTCATTTAGATAGACTAACAGAAGTTACAGGGACTTACAGTTCCGGTGCTGATCTTACTTCTTGGACTATACCCTATCCTGATGACTTTGGGTCAACCTTTAGAG